TGTGAGCTCCGGTAATGGTTATTGTATCACCGGCTTCGAAATACTCGGTAAAGTCGATTACCGATCCAGTGCCTGCGCGGATGTAGGAAGGCTGACCAACTCCTTCCAGGCCACCTTCATTTCCAACGAAGACGAGGTTCATCGCCTCTATCTTCTTGTAGTTTGGTGGATGGAGGATTTGTCCGCTAACGGAAGAAAAACGCTTCACGTTACGGAGTGGTTCGTTGATCGGAGAACCCACACGGAGTACCGGCTCGTCCCCGGAATTCGGAGAAGTCTCCGGACCGTAGACCTCGACGTAGGTCCCTTGGATATCATTGGTATCCGTCGAACCATCCCGAATATCGGAAACTTCGTACGATCCGCGACCGACACAGAGGTAGGCTATCTCTACTTCCTTGTGGCCCTCGAAGATACGGTACGGAAGTGCGATCAGATCCGGGATGGAGCGGACTGTTCCGAAGATATCCGGAATACGCCCGTTGATCCGGGATGTGTTTTGACGATCCGAAAGCGAGTTGTTCGGTGATTGCTGTTGCGTTGTCCGTTGTGCCGGAACAGGAAGTTTCGGCATCTCCGGCTTAAAGAGGTACGCAGCTGCGATTGCGGCGGCGACAGCAATTGTCGTGATGATGATTGTGGTGGGTTCCGCCGGATACACCACAACATAGATCGGACCCTTCGCTTCATTGATCTTATTCAAACCAAAAGAATCGATGGGAGTGATGTCCGTTCCGGCGGAGACTTGTCCCTCGTAGATACGAGCTGTTGATGGCCAGACCTGGAATTGGCCCTGCAAAAAAGCGAGTACGTCTGTCACACACGAGTACGCCTCCCAACTGGAGGGATTGAATGGATCTCGTGCGATGATGACGTTCATACGTAGTACCTAACTCCAGTGAAACCTCGCATGGCTACTTCGACAGGTTGGAATTCGACGCCCATCTCGTGAAGATGAAGAACCTTACCCCGGAAGTAAATACCGATATGAGGGGCGCAATGTGCCCGCTGCATAAAGACCAGACAAGGACTTTGCGGCTTGTCTAGTTGTGTAAACCCTCGGAATAGCTTACGGGATGGTACACGCTTAGACGGATTGAGGACAGCGGCCAGCTTCTCGGTGATGTCCACACGCGTCAGGGCAAGCCATACTTCGCAAGTGAAGTGGAGGCAGTTATATCGCTCACGGTCGAATCTCCGGCCGAGGTAGCTATCGATGCTTATCACAGGAACCCACGGAGCATCGGAAAACGGTCGAGCTTGTAAATCTCCCCTGTCTTATTGATATTGAGTGAGGGCGCCTTGGCTTCGAAAGACGCTCCATCCTTGGTGAAGCTGAATGTCGTTATCTCGAGAGTGATCGGTCCGAACAGCGGAGTTGACAGATCGTCCGACCGGTATGTTCGGTATTTAACGAGTGGCTTTATCCCAAACGTTCCAGCGGCCGCGATAGCATCGATTTGGACCGGGATGAATTCACCGAGGTCCCCAATGTCGATCCGAAGTGAAAAGTCGAGGTTATCCCGGCAACTCTGCTGGGATACCTTCATCGGACAGTAGGCAAACGTCTGGACAGATGTATCTTCGAGAGTGACGGTAATCCCGGCACAAGCATTACGGCAGAGATAGAACACCTGCTCGAAGTTGGGATGAGAAATCTCCAACAGCTCGAGCTGAACGATACTTGCCTGTGAATTCAGGAAGTATGCGGCGTAGCTCATCCGATGGTGTCCGGCAGGTTCGTGTTCACGAATGTTTGAAGTGTCGCAAAGAGACTCTGTCCCGGGGAGTAACTACCGTATTCCGAAGCAAGGATGACGAGGAGGGCATCGTAATCCTCATCTGCCGGCTGTGGGACAACCTCCAACTCGGCGGTGATCGTGTAGGCGTTTCCACTCTGTGATTGGAGGGACATGGTCCCCGGAACGAAATGGGCTTCGTACTCTGTGGGTTCGGGATCGTCGAGGATTAACTCGAGAAGGAATGGAAGAGCCCCCTTGTTCATGGTCTGGTAAAAGGCCCGCATGTAGCGGTACGCCTCCCGATCCAGAATCCATGTTGCCGTCACTTTGGCGGAAGCACCCAAGATGTCTCGACGGTACTTGCCGGCCCCACCTTCCAACTGGACAGAGACAACCTCCTGTCCATCGGTGGCGGTGTAGGAGGAGGTGTCCGGTCGTAGAATCAAACGGTACATTAGGACCGCCTCCTCTCTGTTGTCGTGAACTGGTTAAGGGCCTTCGCCGTCCGACTATTCGGGTTGCTAATATCCGCCGCAACGATGGCGGGGGTGTCGGAGGCCACAGCCCGCTTAGCTTCGTCGCGGGCAATGATTCGCACTTCTGTCTCGGAGAGACGTTCTACTTCGATGGAGGCTGTGCTTTGGTTCACAACGGTAACGTTGAGAGCAACGTTACCGCCTGAGACGGCCGCCCCGCTATTCATGGCCTCGAGGGTTGCCCTATGACGGGAAGTGGCGTCCGCGTTCACAACGAACTCACGTCCATGAACAAGGCCAGCTACACCAGAACGGGAACCGTTGCCTGTGTACCCGCCAGCCGCGTAGCCCTTGATTTGTGCCATGCCCTGAGCGGCAGCAATTGTGGAGGCCATCCCCGCTGTAGCCGCGAGTGAGTTTTCTCCGAGGGTCGCGAGGGAGGCCAAGGCGGCGGGAGTCGCCCACGCAGCAGCAGAGGCCGAGGCCATGGCTGAGTTTGAGGCAAGTGCGGCGGCTCCCATCGATGTTCCGAGGGCGAAGTTCATCGCCATCTGAATACCCATCTTGATAAGAGCCGAGATCAATTGGGCGAGGGCGTTACGGGCCATGTCCCCCAAGGCCTGCTTAACGTCCTTAATGCTGTCGCCAAATGCGATGGCGTGTCCCACCGCGTTAGAGAAGCCGTCCACGATGGAGGTTGTGAGGTCTGCGAAAGCCTGTCCTGTTCGGGCGGCGAAATTGGACATTGAATCGGACATGATATTAAGCTGCGAGATAAATCCGTCCGACCACGAGCCCTGACCAAGATTCATACGCATCTCGATCAGCTCCAGATTATACTGTCGAGCCGAAATTCTTCCATCGGCGTAAAGCTTATTCAACGCTCGCTGCGTGTAGATGAGGTCTTTCTTTGGCTGGATGAGTTTGCGCTCGATCCGTTCCAGCTCGTTTTGATCTTTCTTGAGTTGCTCGTTAAGGAGGAGTTGCTTACGAAGTTCCTCCCGTTGTTCCGCTGTAAGGATAACTCCCTGCGTCCGAAGTGCCTTCTCCTTCTCCATTAGTTGGAGAAGCGATGCACGGGCTTCCGAATCCATTGTGAGGTAACCCGCTTCCTTCTGCAGGTTACTCATCATGGTCTCGTAAGGTTGCATCGCCTCGGCATATTTCGATGTCAACAATTCGAGAAGTTGAATACGGCGTGAATGGCTAATTATCCCCTTATCCTCGGCTTGTTGGAGCATAGCGGCGCCTTCCGCCGCGCGAATCTCAGCCGCCCCTACAAGGTCGATAGAATCGACAAGCGCCCGCCACTTCTGTGCCCACTTATCCTTAGCGCCGAGGTCCCCGGCGTCCGAAGCGCCACCCCCTGGCTTCGTATTCAGATCAGCTTTATTTCCCTTCGCGGCGAGACGAGCATTGGAGGCTTCTTTTGCCCGCTTTGTCCATTCCTCGATTACGGAGAAGACGTAATCGGCGTTGTAGCCATCGAGGAAGGCTTGACGGACCTTCTCTCCGAGATCCTGGGCAGACCCAGCCATCGGATTCTCGAGGCGTTTAAAGTTCTGGAGTGGAAGAAGTTCCTCTCCACGAAGGGAGCGAGCCACGTTGGACAAGATGATAAGACCATTAACGGTCTTCTCTACAACGTCGATCATCTTGTTGAGGCTGGAAACGACCATATCAATGATCGCATCCTGTACACCCTTCACAATCAATTTGACAGCATTTCCGAACCCAACGAAAAGACCGATGGTGTGATTCATCTTCACACCCATCAAGGCCAACTGAGTAAGGAACATCTCCCCAAGGGTAGATTGGGCGTCCTCCGCTCCATCGATGGCAGGTGTAAGAACATTCTTGATCGCACGGGCTGCCCGTGTAGCTCCACTCACCATCACATCCCAAACGACAGTCATGTAGTCGCCGAGAGAGATGGATTCCGACTTGACGATAAGGATCTCGTCCTTAAAGAGGAGCAACGCCATCGTGGCAGCCGTAATCGCACCAGCGAGAAGGAGGAAAGGGTTGGCAGCCATCGACACCATCAGGCCACGCAAGGCGTTGCCAGCTGTCGAAAGCATCGCGAGGAGTTGAGGTCCGAACACGATCGCCAAACCTGAGCCTGTGGCCACAAGGATCTTCGCGAAGGTGTCGAGGTGTCGGCTAATCCAGATAATGCCCTGAGCCAGTCCTTCAGTGATTCCTGTTGCACGTCCACCCTGGAAGACAAGACGGCCCAACGCGTTGTCGAGAACCGTGAGGGCCTGTCCAATCGTGGGAGTTGTAAGGGCGAACTCCTCCCGCAGCTTTGGAAGGGCCTTCTGGAAGGCGTCGAAGAAATCCTTACCGGAGAGTTTACCCTTCAACAGCATCATACGAAGACGCTGAATCGAACCACCGGCACCATCGATGTTATCCGCGACCGCCTGAAGGATACGTGGCGCGTTCTCGTTGATGGAGTTAAACTCTTGGGCGCGCGCCCGGGCCATACCAAGCATCTGCCCGAACTGGAGCAAAGCCCCGCGAGCTTGGGAGAGCTTGGTTCCCTGAATCGCGACAGCCATACCGACCCCTTCAGTGAGGTCAATCATTTGCTGTTGCGACGCGTTCAGGTTACCGGCTGATTGGGCTGTTCTACGGTACAAAGGAACGAGGTCTTCAATAGAAGAACGTGTACGCTGGGCCACCTGAAATAGGCGGTCCTCAACAGCTGTAGCTTCCTCGCTCGACTTTGTACTGAGTTTGATACTGTTGGAAATATTCATCCATGTATCGGCGTATTCCTTCAACTCTCGCAGCATCAGAGCGGAAGCGAGGCCGTACATGACTGTCTTCAGGGAGCCAATGGAGCTTTGCAGACCAGCGACGCCTGTGGCCGCCTTTGTTCCGGCTTCTCCCACTTGCTCAAGTGAACGGGCGACAACACGAGATCCGTCTTCACGGACCCGGATGTCAATCCTTTCTGTGACAGCCGCCATTACTTGATTACCTCGGTGATTATGGAGGTATTGACCCCGGTACCACCTACAGCATCACGGCCGGCTGCAACCGCCATCTCAACGAACCCCGCGGGAGACTGTGTAGAGTACCCTTCGTTAAGCCGTTTGATGTACGGGAGGTTATTCGTGATATGGATTGTACCAGAACCGTTATACATGGCAATGGCTCTTCCAGCCTGTTGCATCGCCTGAGGAACCGCCGCCGGTGCTACAGACGGGGCAGGCACGGTACCACCCGCCGCCTCTCCCACATTTGCCTGCCAATTGGCCCGTGCCCGCCCCGACTTTACAGGAGTGCTAAGGACAACGACTGTGTCCACAGCTAGGGCTACGCGGCGCACAAGATCGTCCGTATACTGCTCAACCTTAGCAGCATACGCCTTTAATCTTGTTTCGAACCCGCGTGGATCCGCCACCCTAACCTCACTTGCCTGGCTTTTGAGCTGCCCGCCAGGTTAGATACTCCTGATCTAGCTGTTGAATCTGGTACAGAACGTCTTCTCGTTGCTCACCCACAATACCGTTTGCCTGGCAATACATATTAATAGCTAGCCAGGGAATCGGTCCTTCGCCCATGCCTATTGAACGACAAGAGGTCAGGTCGAAGAAGGCCGTGAAGTACAACTCGAGGCCCATTAGCAACTCAGGAGCGTTCTTAATCCTTTCTGGTAAGGGGAGTCTTTGTCTTGCACATTGTTCCAGGATGGTCTTCTCTACTGGCCCCTGTTCCAGTGAATAGAGCAAGACCTCCTTCAGTTTTTTGCGGTGATCTCCTGGATGTCCTTCCGGTAGAGCGCCATCTTGTTGGACTGCTCTCGGATGTCCGCGAACAGGTCGGGAAGGTCTCGAAAGAGCTTCAGACAGGTCGCCGAGGTGAACGGGATGGGCGTCCCCTTCTCGTCCTCGATGTTCTCCCACCCAAGGACGACAGCTTCCGAGTAAGCCTGCATCATCAGGTCATCGGCCAGCTTGTTATCCATCGTCTCGTTCTGGAGCTGTCGACGGTACGGCTTGGTCAACGACTCGAGCTTCTTGACGAAGCGCGAATTGCTTCCACCGGCCCGGGCGACACGGATTCGCATGGGCTTACCAGCGTCCGTTGAACCGTACTCCAGCCAGATTCCTTCCGCCTCGCACTTCTCGTCTGTCTTGAACTGCTTGTACAGGGAAGACATCTTTTCACCTCGTCAAGGATTTGTTGCGCGTGAAGGTATGCGCGCCCCACCTTTGCCGGCTACTCGGCGAGCGTCGGCGTGTACGCGAAGACGGAGAAGAGGATGGTGTGGTCGAACTTGGAGGCCGCCGCGCCCATCTCGAGAGGAATCTCGATGGCCTTGTCCTTCTCGACCGTGAGGCGTCCATCCCCGAGGGTCAGGAGGGGGATGTCGATCGCGAGCGCCCGGTTCTTCTTGGCCATGATGACGTCAAGGGTCACGTCGGCGTTGTTCCGAACCGCCTGGACCGACGCCACGTCGGCGAAGTACGCCGTCATCTTGCCGTCGACGTCGAACATCCCGGCTGTCGTCTCGAATCCACCGATCACGCCGAGCGCCTTGTTCGCGCTGACGTTGTTGGCGATCTTGATGGACAGTTCTGTCGCGAAAGCGAACAGGGCTGTCGCGATGGGCGACAGAGGATTGACGATCGCCAACTTGATCCGGCTGAAGTCGGAGCTCGTGTTGAACGAGTCGTCCACGAGGATGTTCGGACGGTCCCCAGTCTTGACGTCATCGTCACCGGACCGCTGCTCGATGTCCAGGCCGACGAAGTCGAGATCCATCGTGACCTTGTCGGCCTGCGGCAGGTTCAGGGAGAGCTCATTCGGAACGGCACCGACGAGGTACTCAGACATCGTCCCATCGGCGTCCTCGCCAAGGGTCCGCTCGAGCTGGTAGGTACGCCGAACGATGTTGTCCGGGTCCCCCTCGTTCTTGAACACCGTGCCGGTGAACATCTGAACGGTAAGGCCCGTTCCCACCTCGGCCTGAGGCGTCCAATCGGTCTTGTCGAGCTCGATGTAGGTGGTCCCGACGGCGTTCACGCGCGCCCAGCCGATGTTGCTTACGAAGGTCAGACCAGCCGTGTCGCCACCGACGTGAATCCACTCTCCGGGGACGAGTCCGAGAGTCGTGAAGTCCACCGCCCCCGACTTACGAACGATGCGGGGCAACCCTCCTGTGATCTCGATGTCGACGGTGGAGACTGCGAACTGATACCCGACCGTCTCCACCTTCGCCGTGGCCGGGGGAGCCGCCTCGATGTCCACAGGATCGAGGGTCAGGACGCCGGCTGCGGCGACCGTAACCAGCTTGAGACCGTTGTTGCTGGCGACGCCGAAATTGGAGCACAGGACGAGGGCCTGCGGCTTGAAGGCGTCCAGTCCGGCCGCAGCGGTGATCGTGGTCGCCGTGACCCCGGTGAGGTCGATGGCAGCTGCGTTCAGCGGGGTCGTGGTGGGCTTCTCACGAGCGGAGGCG